ATAAAAGCTTGACACCTTTAGTGCCACGTTCTGCTAGACTTTTTGTGAATGCACCAGTTTTGATAACATCATTACCTAAGTCTGTGTTGTTAAATACAGAACCATATCCTTCAAATACTCCGTCATCGGACTCTGCTTTAATTTCAGACTTAACCTCTATAAAAGACTTTTCATCTTTTTCTTCCTCGTCATAATCAGACTCTTCAGTAGGTTGTGTCATGTCTTTGCCAAACTCAATGATATAAGAGTCATCAGTTTCCTGTACTGCTCTTACGTGTTTTTCGTCATTCTGATTAGAATCTTCGTGGGAATCGTACTCGTCTGTACGGACAGCTAAATCAGGCTCATTAGATGTTAATTCACTGCTCATAGTGCTATCTCCAAATTTATCCCTATATATAGTATCTCAATGGTTAATCAGACACAACATCTTGTTCATCTGCATAAATAATGACACATCTACAATTTATTACATTTTTAGCACCACCTTTTGGATCACCTGCATAACCCATAGGAGTACCACCAATCAAAAAATCTTCATCCATACTTCTAGTCTGTCCGTTTGCTGCTGAGTGGGCAGACCTTGTTCTTAGGTCGCTAGTTGATATCCACTTCTTAACCATAGACATTCCTAAGTCTGTTTGTACTGTTTGATAATAACTGTGGTTAGCAAAACTTGCTGCATTGTGTGTTTCTGTTCTTGCTATGGTGGCTGCTCTGCCTCTAGTTATAGGTGTAACTTTGCTTGCTATATTTTGTGCAATTTGTGTAAGAGTTAAATTTTCTTCTCTGCCTTGTATAATTATTCTATTAACTCTGTTAGCTAATCTTTCTGATATACCGCTTAACACTAAAGTTCTTCCTGCATAGTAACTAGAAACTATGGCTTCAAAGTCCACGCTTCTACCCATCACAAAAACTTCATCTTCTTTTCTATTTAGGTTGTATATCTCTTCTGAACTTGCATACATATTTCTAAATACTTTTCTGTAATGTTGAGACATAGTAGGTAGTAATTCTTCATTAAGGTCTTGTATCGCTGTATTAAGATCAAAGACTCCAAACTCTTGATAGAGAAAAGCTTTGGTTCTAGCAAACTTACGAAACAAAGAAGTAAGCCTTCTAAATAGTTGTTTCTCTAAGTTATTACGAATACGCTGCTGTCTGCGTACTTCTTTTAAGGCACTGATTCTGCCTCTTCTTATATCCCTAAATTGCTTACGCGCTAGTCTCACTATATTTTTCTTAAAGCACTAAACCTATGACCTACAGTTACGTCTGAAGGTTCTCCGCCCTGATAGACAGTTATTAATGCAGCTGGATTCTCTTCACTACCATTTATAGTAAAATCTGTATTAGGTACTTTAAGGCTACCACTTCTTATAACTCTTTTTATTTTACCTCTTGCTCTACCACCTGAACTATTCCAAGAAACCATATCTCCTACTTTTAGTGCATCTGCTTCTGCTTTGCTTTCATTTTCTATTTGATCTCTTTTCTTTTTTGACCAACTAAAACCTGCATCACCGCCCCACAATGCCCATGCTATTCTTCCTGCACTTGGATAACCTTTCTCACCTTGTTTAAATCCTTCTGCTTGCTTATCTACTTCGTGCCTAGAAAAAAAGCTATACATTCTCTTAACAGTATCAGGCGATAAGTTCTCTCTTTTAATAAGTTGACTGGCTCTTGTTGAACCTACGTTAGTGCCACCTCTTCCAAATTCTTTTCTCCAATCCAATCCACGTTGTGCTTCTGCTGCCATGCCTGCAGTTGGTTTGAAGTCTATATCTGATATTGCCTTTTCATCTTCTTCATCATCATAAGCATCTAATTCATCTTCTATTATAGGATCGTCTACAGGTGTTACATCTTCTGTACCTAATGGAAATAGATTAGCAGATATATAAAGATCATCAGCGCCGTCAATAGGTGATAGACCTATTTGTTCTCTTGCTTCGTTTCTAGTCATTATGCCTTCTTTAACCGCGCTTGTTACATTCTCATATATGCGTTTAGTTCTTTCAGCTAAGGCAGGTATCTTGTCAATATCAAAGTAAAACTCTAGGTTCTCTCCAAACATAGGGACTAACCATTCGTTAAGGTCTGATTCTAATTTTCTTAGATGTGGAATAATTGTTTCTTCATACAGTGCAAGTCTTGCTTCAGCTACGTTTGCATAAGTCTGAGCATCCGACACACCGACTAACTGACTTGGCACTCCAAAACACATAGCTATATCTGTTGCTGCCATTTGTTTAAGATTAAGAAAGTCCATGTCTTTAGGACTTAGTCCCATCTCTTTCCAATCAAAGTCACCTTCTAAGAGTAATGGTCTACCTGCATTGGCAGTACCGCTAAATCTATTGTTAAGGTCTGTAAGTAATTGTTGTCTTTGTGATTCAGAAAGATTAACAGAGAATCCTGCATCATCTTGTGGTTTAAATACAACCGCACCACTTGGTCTTGCTCCATTGCTTAGTAGATTAATGTTGTGCTTGCCTGACATGTTATGCTGATCAACTTCTATAGCTGCAGCGGACATAGGTGATAACCCATAGAAGTCATCTAAAGGATTCCATAGTTTTATATGTTTTACTTCACTAAACCCTGTTGCTTCTTCTACAGGATAAGTTGCCTGTATTCTTCCATTTATCACATATTCGTACCTGTCAGGAATTGGTTTACTGCCACCTTTAATGTTCATTCTGTCAGGTCTGAGTAGATGTAACTCTTTAGGTGTTCCTTGGTCTGATCCTACTTTAAGAATGTAAGCGTTACCGCTAAGAAGTAAAAAACCAAAAATGCTGTTAAAGAACTCACTATGTGATTGCAAGGGATTAGGTCGGCTCATAAGGGTGACGATAGGGTGACTATCTAAGACCTGATCCCCTGCTTTCACCATAAATGGTACTGCGCTAGCACCTTTGGCTATTTCATTTACGCATCTATAAACGATGCTGTTTTTCATATAGCCTTCTTCGGCTAAATCTTCGTAGGAATAATTTTTTGACTTGGATGTACCAACTCCAAAATATCCAACCATGTTACCTACATCTTTCTTTTCAGAAGGTTTAGGTATGAATGCATTTCTTATATTGTCCAGTATTGTTGCCATTAGCTAATTCTCCAATTTATATCCCCTCTTGATTTGCTTAGTTCGGTTATACCCCATACTAAAGCATCAAGTCTATCAGGGGAAGGTCTGGTTTCACCTGTATAAGAACACATTTGTGACTCTAACTCAGCAAAATATCCGACATGGTGAACTCGCTTCTGCTCGTATAAGGCGCTTACAGGCTCTGCTCTTGTGAGTTTACCTCTAGTTGCCCTTACTGACCTATAAGGTATATTACTGTCTATACCTCTTAAAAGTCTTTCTACCAAGTCTCCTCCGTTGTTGACTTCTGCTACTATTCTATCAGCACCCCACTCATAGAAGCAATCAATAGCTACTCTACCCCATTTATCAGGTGAATACTTTCCAGAAACATCTTCCAATACATAGTATCGCTCATTGTAATCTTTACCTACCACAACAATGCCTGTTTCATCACTATTCTCGTTAGCTGTTACAGCAGGGTCTATAGCTACAATTATTTGTTTTAAATCTCTTTCTTCATCTTCATGTATTCTTGCTTCTTCTATCATGGAGTTTGACCATAAAGCACCCTCCATATCCTCTATGACTTCTGCATATAATTCTTGTCTACCTAGTGTTGTACCTTCATATCTTTGTTTCAGCATTGTTAATGCGCTATCTGCTAAGTTAGCTTCATTTTCAAATGTACTGCCGGATGTTACTTGTACATCTTCTCTTAGAATTAATTCTTTTATTATTTTGGTTGGTTTAGGTGTTGTTGTTATTACACATTGTGGATTATCTCCAAGACGCAAACCAAACATTAACTGATCAAATGCTTCAGGATATCTCCATGCTGCCAATTCATCTGCCCATGCTCTATGGAACTGTGGTCCTCTTAATCTTTCTGGTTCTGATGCTGCATAACCAATTATTTTAGAGCCATTATGTAATCTTATTTCAGAGGTACTTTGTGAGTAACCTTTTCTATCTTTCTCTTTGCTAAAACAATCATCAGGAATAATTGTCATTAAACCACTTGGTCCACCAAAACAAACTCTTCTTAAATCTCCATGTGTTGGTGCTACTACTGCGCTAATAGTGTTTGGATTTCTTAGTGCATATAATGCTATGTCTTGTGCACCTGTTCTTGTTTTACCCCAACCTCTGCCTGCTAATATCAGCCATATATAATGTTTTTCTTTTGGTTGTAGTTGTTTGGCTCTAGCTGTTTTAAGCCATTCAGTGTACAGGCTGATCGTTTCCTTCTCTGCGTTTGTCTGCAACTGTGTCAAGCAGTTCCATAGCTTCTCTGAAGGCGCTGTTTTGTAAGTTTCCATTTATTTCTACATTATGTGTTACTTCTCCAAGTGCTAACTTGGCTAATCTTTGTGCTGATAAGGCAGCATTTGCTAAAGCGTGCAATTGGCTTGGTATAAAACCTTTTTTTCCTTCATTTAATTCATGATTATTCTTAGCCAAGTTTTGACCTACTGTAGTTAATAAGGCTTTGGCTAAATTTATGCTATTAGTGTCAAATTTATGTGATTCTTCTGTTAAATCTTTCTGTCTTTGTTTATCTAAGTTAATAAGATATTCTTGTTGAAATTGTTCTCTTTGTGTTTTCCAATCATCTTGTTGTGCATTTCTATATAGAGTTGACTTAGCTACTTTAAACTTGAGAGCAAGTTCTTCTAATGTATAGGTTTTACGATTACCTGTTTCGTCATCAAAACCTTGTACATATAATATTCTGATCTCGTTCTTAAGATCGTTACTTAGTTTATTATATTTACTTTTGTTAGCCATAAATTCTCAATATTTCTCAGAATCATACTTCAAAAGATTCCAAATTGGAAATAATGTTGTATTATTCCATATACAGTTATGATTAAAATTGCAATTATAGGACATGGATTTGTTGGTAAAGCAGTAGACTTTGCATTTACACATCCACACTTAGAAAAAACAATAATTGATCCTATCTACGATACACACAAAGAATGTTTAGAAAAAGATATATATGATATTGCTTTTATATGTGTACCAACTCCTACTGATACTCTTACAGGTAAAGTAGATGCGACTATAGTTAATGATTATGTAGAGTACATACTTAGTAAGACTGCCACTAAATTAATTGCTATTAAATCCACAATTACTCCTGATGTTGTTAGTAACCTATATAAACATAAGGAATCAAATAGACTTATTTATAACCCTGAATTTTTAACAGAGCGTTCTGCCAATGAAGAATTTGTAATGTCTGAATATCATATTGTGGGTGGCCTTAAAGATACTTGTAACCATCTTATACAGATTTATAAAGACTACTCTATGTGTGAAGCTAAAGAATATATAAACGTAACACCGCAAGAAGCATCTTTTATAAAATATTCAGTAAATTCTTTTTTAGCTACAAAAGTTATTTTTTTTAATCAGCTATATGAGTTATGTCAAACACATAACGTCTCTTACAACTCAGTTATGAAAGGCATAGCTATGGATAAAAGAATAGGTGCAAGCCATACAAAAGTGCCAGGTTACGATTTAAAGAAAGGTTTTGGTGGTGCTTGTTTACCTAAAGATACACTTGCACTCTTAAAATTCTCAAATGAAAGTATGTCAATACTCAGCACTATCTTGGACGTAAACAATACTATAAGAAAAGATTACGCTTTAAACGAAAGAGAAAAAGCTAATAAAATTACATTTAATCAAAACTAATATCCTCCCAATTGGTAGCCAGTCTTTGATTGGTAGGTAAAAACCTATATTGATTAAAATTATATTGAAATTTAGCTTCTCCAATCTTTCCATATAAATCTTGTTCCCTTATCTTTCTAGTAATGACATTGGTTGTACTAGTTTCAAAATCTCTATGTACTGTTAGAACTGCATCAGCCATATTATGCCAATGTGCTGCTCCACTTATGTCATACGCAGAAGGTGGTGCATAATTACCATCAGTTCCCTTTTGTAGTTTTGTAGGGTGAGCAACTACCCATGTGGTTATATCGTATATACGACT